GGATTATGTAATGCAAATTCATTAATCTTTAAAGATGAGAACTTACATTGTGATTTTGCTATTCATTTGATTAACAATCACGTTGAGAACAAACCAACGGAGAAAAGAATTAAAGAAATCTTACTATCCGCTTTAGAAATTGAAAAAGAATTTATCACTGAATCATTACCTGTGTCTTTAATTGGTATGAATTCAAACTTAATGAAACAATATCTTGAATTTGTTACTGACGGATTATTGGTTAAGTTTGGTTGTAAAAAACACTTTAATGTGGAACAACCATTTAAATTTATGGAACAGATTGCTGTTGAAACAAAAGGTAACTTCTTTGAATCAAGAACAATGGAGTATCAAAAGGCCAAGTTAGGTGAGTCATTAACATTTACAGACGATTTTTAATATGATGTCATTAAAGATAAGAAAAAGAGGGGGAGACGAAGTTTCGTTCAACCCCCAAAAAATTTATAATAGAGTTAAACGAGCGGCAAGAGGATTAAACGTAAATGCTGATGAGGTATTCATTAAGGTGATTACTTCAGTTCCAACAGAGGGTGTTATTACAACCAAAGAGTTGGATAAGTTAGTTTATGAGATTGCTGCGGCATATACCGGAAGTCATCACGACTACTCAAGATTAGCATCATCTGTTGCTATTTCTGCGTATCATAAAGAAACTGATGAAAGTTTCTGTAACACAATGCACACATTACACGTTGATGGTATTATTAACGATAAGTTAATGGAAACTATTGAACAATATGGTCCTGAAAATATTGATTCTGTAATTAATCACGAGAATGATTACAATTTTGATTATTTTGCTTGGAAATCATTACAAGAAATGTATTTGTTAAAAAATCCTGAAGGTAGAGTAATTGAAAGACCTCAACATATGTATATGAGAGTTGCTTTATGGGTTACTAAATCATTTGAACAAGCGGTTGAATATTATCAATCATTATCAAATCAAGTTATATCTCCTGCGACACCGATTATGATTAACGCGGGAACTAAAACACCTCAACTAGCATCTTGTGTATTGAAATACAATCACGGGGACTCAAGAGAAGGGTTATTGCAAACATTCAACGATATTTCAACGTATTCGTCAGATGCTGCAGGTATTGGATTATGTATGTCTAACATTCGTAGTAAAGAAAGTCGTATTAACTCATCAGGTGGATTTGCGGGTGGTTTATTAAAATACTTAAAGATTGTAAATGAAGGATTAAGATTCTTTAATCAACAAGGTAGAAGACCGGGTAGTGCAGCTATCTACATTGAACCTTGGCATAAAGACATCATTGATTTACTTGAAATCAAAAAGAATACGGGAGCTGAAGAATTAAGAGCAAAAGATTTATTTACCTCAATATGGTTACCGGACAACTTTATGGAGGCGGTTAAGAATAATTCTGATTGGTATTTGTTCTGTCCTAACGACATTAAAAAGGCGGGTATCAAACCATTACAGGAAACTTATGGTGTTGAGTATGAGGCAAACTACAACAAAGCGGTTGAACTTGGTCTTGGTAAAAAAGTGAAAGCACAAACAATTTGGAATAAAATTATTGAATCTCAAGTTGAAACCGGAGTTCCTTACTTATGTTCTAAAGATAGTGCTAACAGAAAAACTAACCATCAAAACATTGGGGTGATTAAACAATCTAATCTATGTAATGAGATTTACCAATATACCGATGAAAATACTACGGCAATCTGTACGTTATCATCTATGGTATTGAAAAACTTTATCGTTAAAGGGGAGTTTGATTTCAAATTACTTTATAGTGAAGTTAGAAAGGTTGTTAGAGCACTTAACAAAGTTGTTGACATTAATAGTTATTCAACTGAACAAGGTAGAAAAGGTGGTTTAGAACAAAGAGCAATTGCGATTGGAACTCAAGGTCTTGCTGACGTATTTTTCTTAATGGATTATATCTTCACATCTGAAGAGGCGAAACAATTAAACAAAGAAATTTTTGAAACAATCTACTTTGCGGCAATCACCGAAAGTATGGAATTATGTAAATCAGGTGAATACAAACCATACGAATTCTTTAACGGTTCGCCAATGTCAAAAGGTATATTCCAATTCGATATGTGGGGGTTAGATTATGAAGGTTTAGGAAGAATGTGGGATTGGGACTCACTTAAATTAGAAGTATCTAATCACGGAGTTTGTAACTCATTATTCACGGCTCAGATGCCAGTTGCATCTTCAGCTAAGATTACAGGTTCATTTGAAATGACAGAACCGGCTCACTCGGCATTATTTAATCGTCGTGTAGTTGGAGGAGAAATTTTAATTGTTAACAAATACTTAATTAGTGATTTTGAGAAAATTGGTATTTGGTCTGAAGATTTGAAAAATGAAATCATTATGAATGAAGGGTCAATTCAAAATATTAACTTTAATAATTATCTTGACCAAGAAGATAAAAATTATAACAAGAAAGTTAAAAGAATTGAACATTTAATTCCAAAATACAAAACAATTTGGGAAATATCTCAAAGAGAACTTATTGATATGGCGGCAGACAGAGCACCATTCATTGACCAATCACAATCAATGAATATCTATATGTCTAATCCAACACTATCAAAGATTTCATCATCACACTTCCATTCTTGGGGTAAAGGATTGAAAACTCTTTGTTATTATGTTAGAACTAAAGCGATATCAACCGGAGCTAAACACTTGGCGGTGGATATCTCAAAAGTTGGTCAATTAAAACCAATTGAGAAACCAACAGTTGAACTAACTTCAAAACCAACAGACACAGAATTTGAGTGTTTTGGATGTGGTTCTTAATAGAAATAAATATTAATCACGACTTTGGTCGTGATTTTTTATTTTACTCTATTTATAAGAAATAATTACGACACTATATTTATAGATATGGCAGATGGAAAAACATATGGTATTAATTTCCCTTTTAGGGATTCTTATGATGGAAAGTATTTAGACCTTTCCACAGATAGTACTCAAGAAACAAGAACGGACTTAATACATTTATTATTGACTAGAAAAGGAAGTAGATATTTTTTACCCGATTTTGGTACAAGATTGTATGAATTTATTTTTGAACCATTAGATGGTCCTACATTTTCAGATATTGATGCTGAAATTAGGGACGCTGTTGAGGAATATATACCGGGAATAACAATTAAAAACATAAGTATCACCGCGGCATCAGATGGTGAAGAAGATAAAGGTACTTATGTTGACCAATACGATACACGTGTTTTTAGAGTACCGGGTATTGGAACTAAAGAACACACTGCGAAAGTAAAAATAGATTATCAAATAAATAATGACGTGTTTAACGCTAGTGATTTTGTAATCCTAAATATTTAAAGAATATGGCAAATAAAAAAATATCGTATACTACGAGAGATTTCCAATCAATTAGAACCGAGTTAATAAACTTTACAAGAACTTATTATCCGGATTTAGTTGACAACTTTAATGATGCGAGTGTATTCTCTGTATTATTAGACCTAAACGCTGCGGTTACCGACAACCTTCAATTCAACATAGATAGAAGTATTCAAGAAACGGTATTACAGTACGCTCAACAAAGGTCATCAGTATTTAACATCGCCAAAACTTATGGATTAAAAGTTCCGGGTCAAAGACCTTCAGTTGCTTTAGTTGATTTTTCAATAACTGTACCTGCTTTTGGAGATAAAGAGGATTTAAGGTATTGTGGTATTCTACGTAGAGGTTCTCAAGTAAGTGGCGCGGGTCAAGTATTTGAAACTGTTTATGATATTGATTTTTCTTCACCATCAAACGCAGACGGATTTCCTAATAGACTAAAAATCCCAAATTTCGACTCAAACAATAAGTTATTAAATTATACAATTGTTAAACGTGAGACCGTTGTTAATGGTATAACTAAAGTTTTTAAAAGAGTTATTACCGCAAATGATGTTAGACCATTTTTTGAATTATTTTTACCTGAAAAGACCGTTTTAGGAGTAACAAGTGTTTTATTA